CGAAAGAGTTCTAATTACTGACGAAAATCAGCTAGTTAAAAGATTCAACAAACCAGCTAGTACAACTTATGAGACATTTTTTACAGCAGCTAATTTCTTATCATATGGAAATCAGCTTTATGTAGTAAGAACAGTAATGACATCAAATAGTGCATTGCAGTTAGCTGCTAGAAATGCAGCTGTTGATCCTGCTTCTGATGTTACTGTTAAAAATACTGATGATTATCAAGAAAATTATATTTCATCAGCACAGGCAAATAATTATTGGATTGGTAGATACCCAGGTGCACTAGGCAATTCACTCAAAGTTTCTGCATGTTTAAATGCAAACGCATTTAGTGAAGCGTTGACAGGTACAATTGCTATTTCAAATGGATCCACTGTAGTAACAGGTACTACAACTTCATTTGATACAGAGCTACAGGTTGGTGATACATTACTAGTAGGTACAACACTAATTGGTGGGGTCTCTGCAATTACCAACTCAACATCAGCAGTTGTTTCTACCGCTTATAAGGGTCAAACGCAGGCAGGAGCCACTGCAACAAGAAATTGGCAGTACTTCAACGTCGTTTCGAAAGCTCCAGGCACATCACCACAAGGTAATGCAGCAGGAGCAACTTCTGATCAAATGCATGTTGTTGTTGTAGATGAAGATGGCGAGTGGACAGGTACTAAGAATACTGTACTAGAAATATATGAAGGCGTATCTAAAGGTAAAAATGCAACCAAAGAAGATGGTAGCTCGAACTATTATGCTGATGTTATTAATCAAACATCACAATATATTAGATGGGGCGGCGGTCATATTAATGGTACGTTCGGCAATAATCTAAAAGATTTAAGTTTTGGCGGCGTCGATCTACCGGTAGTTGATTCACTAGCCGGTGGTGCCGATGGTGGACCTAAGGCAGGTACTGCTACTGATCTAACAATTGTCAATGATAATGACTTGATCGGTACAGCTAGAGGATATAATCTGTTTTCTAATCCTGATGAAGTTGATGTATCATTAATCATGGCTGGTGCCTCAAGAGGTGGTACTAACGGTGAAGGTGTTCCTAACTATATCATCGATAATATTGCAGATGTGAGAAAGGATGCTCTCGTATTCATTTCACCACAAAGAGCAGATGTGGTTGATAATGAAACAGCTACAACCGATATAGAAACCTTTAGAAACTCTTTGACATCAACATCATATGCCGTCTTAGACTCTGGATACAAATACCAGTACGACAAATACAATGATGTATACAGATATGTCCCACTAAATGGTGATGTAGCTGGTACATGTGTAAGAACAGACAATCAAAGAGATGCTTGGTTCTCACCAGCTGGTTTTAACCGTGGTGGAATCAAGAATATTACTAAACTAGCATTGAATCCTAACAAAGCACAAAGAGACTTCTTGTATAAAAGAGATATTAACCCAGTGGTTACCTTCTCTGGTCAAGGAACAGTTTTGTTTGGTGATAAAACATTGCTAGGACAACCATCTGCTTTTGATAGAATTAATGTTCGTAGATTGTTCATTGTTCTTGAAAAAGCTATCTCAACTGCAGCTAAGTTTTCATTGTTCGAATTCAATGATGAGTTTACAAGAGCTCAGTTTAGAAATCTAGTTGAACCATTCCTTAGAGACGTACAAGGCCGTAGAGGCATCTTTGACTTTAGAGTGGTTTGTGACGAAACAAACAATACTGGCGAAGTAATCGACCGTAATGAGTTTGTTGGTGACATTTATGTTAAACCAGCACGTTCAATCAACTTCATTCAGCTTAATTTTGTAGCTGTAAGAAGTGGTGTTGAATTCTCAGAGGTTGTTGGACAGTTCTAATAAATAAACGAGACTACAGGAGACTCACAAAATGGCATTTAACGTCAACGATATTAAAGCTCAACTAGAGTTTGGTGGTGCCCGTCCTAGTCTGTTCCAAGTTCAAATTCTCAACCCAATTGATGCAACTGGTGATTTGAAGACCCCATTTATGGTAAGAACTTCACAGATTCCGGAAGCTACATTGGGAACAGTTTTGATTCCCTACTTTGGCCGTCAGGTTAAGATAGCTGGGGATAGAACATTTGCACCATGGAGTGTCACCATTATGAATGATGAGGACTTTCTAATCAGGAATGCAATGGAAACATGGACAAATGCTATCAATTCTTTTCAAGGAAACCTCAGAACAACTGGTTCAACTAGTCCTACCGATTACAAATCAGACGCATTAGTTAATCAATACAACAAACAAGGTGACATGATTCGCCAATACAAGTTTGTTGGTATTTTCCCAACACTAATTGCTCCGATCACATTAGATTGGGAAGCTGTTGACCAAATTCAGAACTTTGAAGTAGAATTCCAGTATGATTATTGGGAAGTAAGCGCAGGCACAACCGGCAACGCCGGTGGCAACTAAGCTCTATTGAGTCGTCTTTTTAGCTTGCCTTTTTAGACGATAAATAGTTATAATGTAAAAAAAGGAGCTAAATCGTGGCACAGCTATTCGGCTTTGAAATTCGTCGAGCACAAGAAGAAAAAGAAGATACACCGTCATTCGTCTCTACAGAGACCGATGATGGTGCTATCTCTTTAGCCGCAGGTGGTGGTTATGGTCAAATGCTGGACCTCGAAGGTACAGTAAAGACCGAAAGTGAGCTAGTAACACGTTACCGTAAAATGGCAATGTATCCAGAGTGCGAATCAGCTATTGATGATATCGTAAACGATTCAATTGTTACATCTGAAGAAGAGCCGGTATCAATAAACCTAGATGATATCAAAGCTGGCGCCGGTATCAAGAAAAAGATTCAAGAAGAATTTGATCGAATCCTGACACTGATGGATTTTGAACAAAGTGGTTATGACATTTTCAAAAAGTGGTACGTAGATGGCAGACTATACTATCATGCTGTCGTCGATCGTGAAGATATCAGAGCAGGCATTAAAGAACTACGTTATATAGATCCCCGCAAGATCCGAAAGGTTCGTGAAACTAAAAAGACTAAAGACAAACAAACTGGTATTGTTGTCCATAAGAAGCCTAATGAATACTTTATATACAATGAAAAAGGTTTTGTTGGTGGTAGTTATACCACTGGTACCAATCCATCGGCAACAAATACAGGCGTAAAAATTGCTAAGGATTCTGTTCTTCACATAACATCAGGTTTAACTGATGAGAATAACAAACAAGTTCTTTCACATCTCCATAAGGCGATTAAGCCACTTAATCAGCTGAGAATGCTTGAAGATGCAGTGGTAATCTATCGTATTACAAGAGCACCAGAACGCCGGATCTTCTATATTGATGTAGGCAATCTTCCTAAAATTAAAGCCGAACAATATCTTCGTGATATGATGGTCAAGCATAAGAACCGGTTAATCTACGATGCAGGTACTGGTGAGGTTAGAGATGACCGTAAGCATATGACAATGATGGAAGATTATTGGCTACCTCGTCGTGAAGGTGGTCGTGGTACAGAGATCTCTACATTGCCAGGTGGACAAAACCTAGGCGAAATGGCTGATGTAGAATACTTCCAAAAGAAACTATACAAATCACTATATGTCCCTATTTCAAGAATGGAACAAGACAACAACTTTACGTTGGGTCGTAGTAGTGAAATTAGTCGTGATGAAGTTAAGTTTGCTAAGTTCATTGAAAGATTACGTAACAAATTTAGTCAATTGTTTCATAAAGCACTTAGAATTCAGTTGATTCTCAAAGGTGTTATTACTGAAGATGACTGGAATGAAATGAAGTTTCAGATCAGATATGATTTTAAACGTGATAACTATTTTGCAGAAGCAAAAGATACTGAAATGATGCAAAATAGATTTCAAATGCTTCAAGCTGTAGAGCCATATATTGGTAAATTTATTTCTGAAGAGTATGTTAAGAAGACTATTTTAAGAATGACTGATGAAGATATTTCACAAATGGATCAGCAGATAAACCGTGAAGGTGGAAGTGAAAATCAGGATACAAGCCCTGATGATCAACAAGAGCAGATAATGGTAGCAAATACTATACCATTCGAACCTGATCCCGAACCCACTGAGGAAGAAAAAAAATTAGTA